TTTAGGTTCAACTTTAGGTTCAACTTTAGGTTCAACTTTAGGTTCAACTTTAGGTGTCAAATTTTGATAGCTAATCTGATACCTTGTTTTATCCCGTTGTCCTTTTCCGCCTGATTTGAATGTGATAAGACCCGCCTGAACTAATCTGTTACGTGCTGATTTCATTGAGTAGACCGACACTCCCACGTCAGATGATACCTTTGTATTACTACGCGTCCAGCTATCCACCCAGCCTAAACGATTCGCTGTTTTTAGCAAGTAAAAATAAAGCCTCGTTTCACAGCAGGTAAATTCCCAGTCTTCGTCAAGAGACCAAAACCAATTAATCAGTTCTATATAAGTCATATATCTTTCAAATAATTATCCACCACTTTAATAAACTCGTCCAATGATCGGACAACAACATATTTTGCCCCAATACTCTCAAATTCCTTTTGATAGGCTTTCTGATTCTCTGACTGTCTGCCTGTCTTTGCTTTTAATTCAATACCACAAAAGGGATAGAATCTATTTGGTATAAGCAGTATCAAATCAGGGAAGCCAGCACGAACACCCATCTGCTTGAACTTGGAAGCTTCAATAGCATTACGCTTTCCTCCATTGGGAGAATGATGGAGCCTTTTCGCCCATTTAGGGTATTTAAAATCCCAATATTGAATAATAGACTTTTGGAGCTGATCTTCTAAATGTCTCATTCTATCTTTTTAATTAAAAGCCCCGAAGCGCATTCTCCGGGGCACAACCATTATTTATTAACCCATGCCATTTATGTGTGGCTCACATTTATGAAGCGGTAACAGGAATCGAACCTGCATCTAGGGAAACCATATAGGGTGTGACAGCCATTCTCACATTATACCACATACCGCCTAACATTATTCAATCAAAATTGAAATTATCCTCACCATCCGACTCTTCGTCCGGCATATCATTACCGAAATCCATCGGAATGAACCAATCTGAAATAAACTCTTCCATAACTAAATCAAATCAATTATTTTGGTTTTAACAATCGCATCCAATCTCATATCAGACAAACCTTGTGAAAGGTGTTGTTCCATCAAAGTGTTTGCCTCCTTTAAATCCTTTGCGCAAACCAAATTATAGTATTTCAATTCTTTCTCATTGCCGTTCTCATCAATCTGAGTATCTACAATGGTAGCCTTGAAGAATGGCTTGTCTTCTGTCTTTTCGTTGATTATCTCAATGATGTTTGAACGTGAAATGGAGAAGACATCAGATTCCATATTATCGGATGCGTACTGTTCAAGCCCTTTGGCTTCCGCTTCTGCAAAAAGTGAGCAGTCTGTAATGAAGTGTTCTTTTACTTCTTTTTCAAGACCGTCCTTGTTAGGTTTCATCACCTTTAACTTTACCTCGTAATACATATCATTCCTCCTTTGTCTTGTTACGTTCCTTAATCATTGCATCAGCTATTTGGTAAGCTGATTTAGCCTGTCCTTTATAGTAGTAGTTTGTAACACTAACTTCTTTGGACGGGAAAAACAATGTGACAATCCTGTTCCATAAAGTTCTCCTGCGTTTTGCTGTCATCATCATGCACTTCATTGCTTCAAGCGCAATATGATCGCGCGAAATATTCGATTCCATAATTTTATTGCTTTAATTGATTAATAATTTGTCTTTTGATTTTCTTGTACAGCTTCCCGACAAAACGTCCATGCTTCTCTGTTCCGTCATCGGGCAACTCGTTTTTATAAATATGAAGAAGTAACTGGATGAGAAGCACTTCTTGTTTTGTCAAAGTAAGTTTCATGATAATAACCTAAAGGAGCGATTCTATATCGCAAAGTTCAGCATATATCAACATCAGCCATACTATTATTTGTAACAGGATAGCCATATAATTATCACTGTCATTCTTATAAAACAATATCAAGAAAGATATTGCCATAATGATAAAGGCACTAATTCGTATAATCATTGTTTCAGATATGAAATTTGTTTTGTTCGACCTCTATCTCTATCAACTGAATCAAACGTTCTTCGTCTGGAGATGGGATATATATGCCACATTGGGCACTCGAAAAATTCCGAAACCGCTCAATAGTTAGGCTCATCTCCGCGCTGTCAAGATCAGAAGAACTTCGTAGATACTTTATCCGACCCAAAAACTTGTCTTCTCTCTCACGGACGAAAGTGTCTTTGTTGCAGAGAATCTTGTAATAGTTCCGCTTTACATATTCCATCGTTTCACCGATTTGGCAACCGAAATAAGCAAGGCAGACATGAAGGTATTTGTTCTGAGTTAAAGATCTTTGCGGTTTCTTTTCCGTCAATTCAAACACCTTCTGTTCCTTTATCAACTTCTCCAGCTTCGCTCTTGCCTGCTGGACGTGGAGAGGATTAGAGCCATCGTACTTCATCAGAAGGGCAAATCTAGATCATTATCCGACACGCTAGGAGCATTATTTATATCCTCTGGGGTGGGTGATGTATTCTGAGGTATAAACTCTTTGAGGTCCCCGCAGATATAGTTCCTTCCTTCTACCCGTTCCTCCTTTTTAGGGGAACAAGTGATGAAATGCGTATGCCCAAACTGGGATTTCTCTCTGCGCTCGATAACAGCCACATTCACATAGATTCTTTCAACTCCATCTTTACACTTAATTTTCTTCATCTGCTCACGAGGTATATCAGAGAGACAGATAGAACCACTTAAAATTGCCATAATTATATTGTTTTTAATGTTACACTTCCAACTACTGGAATCTCTTTTAAATATTTCTTATACAAATCAGGATAATCTTTCTCAAACGCCTTCTTGTCGAAATCCTTTCTGATAGTGTCCTTTTTGCGAGTAAATGATATGATATCACCTTTCCAACTATATTCACCAGCTTCTACCATAGCCATCATTACGCCATCAGTTATTTCTTTCTTTTTATCGGACCAGTATTTTGCCTGTGACACAATTTCCTGTATTGTCCTCTCCATCTTTCGGTACTCGTCGGGAAGAGTAACAGGGGATATGGAATAGGGATTCACAAACTGTCTGCCTTCCGAATCACATTTCAACAGATTCATTACAACTTCTGATGGTATTCTCTCGACTTCTACTATCTCATGGTTTTTACCTCTCAACCATATACCTATAAGCCTTACCGCATTGCATCCCGGATTCTGCAACTCAAAAAAGTATGCATATATACTCAACTGCCATCTTACGGATTCCTTGTCAAGCACGTAAGTGGTCTTTATATCGCCCAAAGTAAAATCAGTTTCATTTTCGCGATAAACCTTGTCGATACAGCTTGCATAGTGCTCATTGTCAGATACAAGATATTCGGAACATTCGTACCTCAATCCCCAATCATCTTTCAGTTCCTTGTATCCTTGTGCTTCATCGCTGTCATGAGTTATCCCCATATCATCGACAAGTTCGCAGATACTATGGATCATAGTACCTCTTTCAGCCGCTTTCCTTAACACGTCTTCGGGAACATCACGGTATTTATCGGGGAAAAGCTGTCTGCCTATCACGGAAGTAATACCACTTAGTCCCTTATCCCCTAGCATATAAGTATGTTCATCGGGATTGAAAACGACTTGTGATTTGATTAGTTTCATTTCAGTTCTCCTTTCCTTCTTGTCACCGCTTCAACAAAACGTTTGTCACTCTGTAATTCCTTATAATTTCCCCATACTACCTGTAATGTCTCGATTGACAGGCTTGATCTTACTTCCTGCAATGCCATCGCAAGGAAATCCGTTTCTTCAGGTGTCGTACTATCAGGGTCCTTTTGCTCTTCTGTAGGAATCAGGAACAATTGAAGCAAAGAATATTTCAACGCTATGCTCATTGCTTTATTCATTCCTTTATCGCCTGCGTCCATTGCTTCACCCACATTTACAGTTTCCACAAAGCTGCCATCAGTGGTCATATACCTAAACTTTATCGTAGCCCTTGTAAATGTGTTCGTACCGCCGGATTTCGTTATCCTGTTCTCCGTTGTGAAGTTCTGCACTTCCTGTAGTATGAACACCTCATTTTTTGAGAATAATTCATGAAGTTCGTTCATAACGTTGTCAATCCCACGGAATTGGAATCCCTGTTGCTGGTTCTTCTCCGATTTGGTGATAGCCTTTGTCTCTTTGAGGATATTGGCTATCTTACTGTATATTAACTGTTCACTCATTATAAAATTATTATTTACCAACACAAAAAAGGCAGGTCCGCAGTCCTTACAAAGTTCCGCTTCCTGCCATGATATCTTTCCACTTCTTCAAGCTCGTTTTCAAGAGAATCGATTTCTTCATTAAGCAAGGATATATATTTACCTTTACAGTCAGCGTTGAATGTGAGCCTTACCGATTCCTCACTCATTGACTGGACTATATCAAGCTCTGAATAAAGCTTTTCCAATTCATCGCTTATCTGGCTTATAGTTCTCATACCTTTTCAAGAAATTGGATCGGCAATGAGCATACACCTTTCATATTAGGATATTTGACATCAGCATATCCGTTAGCGATATAAACAATCGTACCTGTCAGCGTATCACCTATCTCACGTACTTTATCACCTTTCTTCATAACCATTTTACTTTAAGTTCAACTTTAACCGGAGGATTCTCCATCTTGGAAAATCCGTCAAGAATTTGCTCTTTAAGAAGTTTGGGAGGTCTGTCAGTAATCTTACTATCCAAGACAGACAGTTCCTCACGTTCTCCGTCATAAAACACAAGCGTTACGCCTTGAACTATATATGGGTTCATGGCAGTTCGGTATAAGTAAGATTTACACCAATGCAGTCATGTGTCGCACGGATACTGTTACGGTATTTCTCCAAATCATCCACCATAACAGGCATGAACAATTTTACAGTATCCCTGCCACCGCTGGCATACACAAGCTGGTAACTTGTTATTTGATATCTCTTTTCCATGATATTTATATTATTGTGGCAATGGTTTCCAAAAATCAATGTCCCATGCCCGGTTAGTATTTCCACATATCCAAATGTTCTTCTTATGCTCACTATCGAATACCAACATCCCGGTATTCACAAATTTCCCGGAACTCTTTACAAGCACTCTTGTGTCCAATGGTGGAGGATCTTTTTCTGCATTCCTCCATTTCATGGATTCCAAAACAAATTGAGCACCTTTCTCAAAATCCACCGACGCTGTTCTTTTGTGCGTAATCCCATGTATACCATTTGCATACTCTCTGGCTTTCTCCTTTATTATATTTATATCCATAATTTAACTTGTTTCCAATTAAAAAGCTCCTGTTATCTTCACAGACTACAGGAGCAAAACCTAAACGACTTAATCTATAACTTTGATAACTTACAGCCACCGTCAGCGGAATCGAACCGCCATACTATCCGTTAAATGAAAGTAGAGATTAGAACAGATAATTATTTATGTTTATTTCCTTAGACAGTACCAACCATGGACGGTGAAATTCCGTACCTATATTCACATACCGGCACGGACAGACAACATTAACTTTATGAAAATAACAAAAAAACTAGGTGAAAAAATCATTCATATTCCTTTAACTCCTTATATGTCATTACCACCAATCTCACACAAAATAATGAGATAATAGAAAATATAATCACCGATACGGATTTTATAGGGCTTTCCGTAACTATCGCACCATAAATCATTCCTAAGGAACATAGTGCGGCAAATATAGACAGGATAAAATTAGCTGTTTTCATTATATTATTTTGGGGGAAGTTTACTGAACCACTGGTGGAAGCTCTTGTATTTGCTTCATAATGTTAGATACTTCATTCGCATCTACATAGCCGATTACATCATTTGTTATTGAAGTGTTATAGCAAATTCCATTATTATCAAGAACTGCAACCTCATAAGTATCAATACCATTGGAGTAGAACAAAGTGCCTTTTAATACACTTATTCCATATCCGTTCTCAAACTGCATTTTAGCATGCTTTGCGTTCATATATTCCTCACGGATGGAAGAAGGTAAGAGAAATGCATTTTTAGTCATTTCATGTTGTTTAAAAACCAAATCCTTGAATTGTTTTAGTTCGTTCATGTCATTTTAATTATGAGTTTGTTCCCCTCAACGGCTTAAACCGGTTGTTACCCCGAATCTTACGGGAGGGGATATATTAGACCTTCCGGCGGTACTTGTGCCCAACCAAGTTTACTTAATGCACTAAGGACAAATCGGTGCACCGAAAGTATGTTCAATCAATTATTATAGACCCTCAATACGTCACGGCATCCCTGCTGGTATTGACTCCTATAATCAGTCCGTTTGTCTGCATTATACGGCTTATGAGTTACACCATATAAGCATTTACAATGATGTGAAAGAACTTTAAGAAGCTCCCCTCAACGGCTTAAACCGGTTGTTACCCCGAATCTTACGGGAGGGAAGAAATTTATTTATCTGTTGAGATACAAGCCAATTGTTTCTTTAGATGACTTATACGATCACATTCGATATCACATATTTGGCTACCTTGTTTTTGGTTGTGGGGATAATGCTTGCATTTCCCATTTTGATAACAAGGACATAACTGTCGGTACACTTTCACAGCTCGTTCCTCTATTTCCTTGGATGCGATATTAACAGCCTCCAGTGCGTCAGCTTTAAAAATCAACGGTTCTACCGGATTACCAAGCTGGTAGCATTTATTATTTATAAAATCGGTTGCTTTGCTCATTTTTTATTTATCTAATAAGTATTTATTTACATCTTGTTTAGAGAAATACAACAGTTTACCCTTTTTAGTATATGGGATAGTACCATCATGAACGCGTTTTCTTAAAGCTCCTTGAGATATTCTGCGCATCTAGCAGGATTCATTACAGAATCATTCTGTTTTCCCGTCACTTCTGCAAATCTTTCCGTGAGCATATTCATTTCTGTTCTTGTCATCATAACCCTTGAATATTTATATTTTCACTCTGATAATGGATTCTGCACCACCATAATTCTTTATCGCCTCTTCCCTTATTCTTACTGCAAGTTCAGTGTTGATAATGTACTTTAATGCTCTGCGTACTGTTTCACCGCTAACCCCGAAATGAGATGCGATGTGTTTCTGTGCACCTTGTGGAACGATTATCCGTGGGATTTCTTTGGTTCTTCCTATTTTATTCATAATTTGTATATTAATTATTGCCGTTGCGAAATGAAACTGTATTCAGTTAGTTTTCACATTGCAAAGATAGTATCCATTAATGATACTACAAAAGATTAAAGTATCTTTTTATGATACTATTTGCTATTTATACATTATTCTAAATAACGCGATATATAAAATTGGTTATTGGTACGAAGTGATTGAAACATGATTGTTTAATTTTAAGGAGTGTGGTTATTCCCATTTTGGGAACCACCACAAAACTCCATGTTAATTATTACTTGCTCCGTAAAGAAGCGGTTTCTACTGTAGGAGCCGGAGCCGTTGTCGGTCTGTACCCTCCATTAACAAGATACAATTCGTTGGTGTACTTGTTATAATGAATCTCATAGATGCCGGTTCCAGCCAAGTTTGCAACAGTCACAGGCTCATTGTTATAAGCCATCAACGGTCTTGTGTCCCCATTAGTTCCTATCAATATCGGAAGTGTAGCAGTCGTACCGGCAGGTATAGCTTGTCGGAGACTGATATAGAATCCCCCAACATAATCCCTGTTACGGAACGCATGGTTAGGGAGTTCAAGAGTAACATTCTCCGTACCGACTGTCACAGCCACCGTAGGAAGAGTATTGAAGTTTGCTCTTCCGATTGATGGGAATAGGGATGGGAATCCTGTAAAAAAGTTAGGCCACATATCTACCTCCTTTCTTACCGGATTAACCCCAGTAGTTGTTGCAACCACATCCACTACGTCCGTATACAGCGTCACCCATATATGCACCGTAGGCGGCTGCACGGAAACAATCTGTATTAATAGCGGTTAAATTGGGGTATTGAACACTCACAGTATTGGGGAGCTTGCATTTGATTTTATCTACGTCTCCTTGTAATGCCTGCAATCCGGCTGCCAAAGGAGCAATCTGTTGTCCTACTGCACTCAGGATAGTGGCGTTCTGATTACGCTGGGATATTTCGGCTGTTAAAGTAGCCTTTTCCGCAGTAAGAGATGCGATCTTGTCCTGCAATGCCTGATTTTGGATTGCATCAAGTTTAGCAAGGATAGCATTCGTGTTGGCAGTAGCACCGTCACGCAATGACAATGTGTTTTGGTTAGCAGTGTTGATTAATGCGTTAGTTTGGTTGCACATTGCAAGCTGACTCTCGTATCCTTGTGTGGTTACAAGCTGTTTCATATCGCAGCAACAGCTACAGATCTGAGATGTCAGAGCGTTGTTCCCTTGCATAATCGCAGTCAGGATACTGTTGGTGTTCTGACCCATTTGGTTACCGAGACCGCAGATTGCCTGTGATACAGAGTTAATACCGGCAAGGATTTGGTCTGAAGAGGTGTTAACAGCTTGGGCTAATGATGCAATGTCCACACCGTTCCGGTTAAGTGTCTGCATGATCATTTCTCTTCCTTCATCGGCACCCTTATTGTTGTTGCCACCGAATCCAAAGTTTCCGTTACCGAAGATGGCTGCAATCACAATCAATGCAATGATGTCCTGAAAACCTCCATTGTTTCCGAAAAAGCCGCCGTTTCCATTTCCTCCCATCAGCCCCATCAGATAGCCTGTGTCAATTCCACGGCTCTGCAAGGACGGAAGAATGGACGCAAGCAGACCATTGTTTGCGCCGGTTCCACCGTCTTGGTTAAAAACATAAGTTCGTTCCATAAGTATTTGTATTTTGTATCCCGGTCAAAATCGACCGTTCACAAAGTACAGAATTAAACTTCTGTTATTCAATTAATTATTTGTTAAGTACTTGTTTATTCTTTGTAAATCATTTGTAATGCTCCATTTACCAATACGATATTTAAAATTATTTTTCAAGCTATTCACACGCTGTTGTGACAATCCTGTAAGACGTACAATTTCTTTTTCTGTTATACCGTTATCTATCAATGTTTTTATCAACAATGATCGTGCGTCCACACATTCCTCTTTGTTAGAGCAAAATATTTCATTTTCTTCTAAGTCAGTCACTCTGCATACAATACTAAGCACAGTGCAATACAAGTCTTTAATTCTCGTCTTGAAAAAAATTAAGGTTTTAAAGAACAAATACCAACAGGAATTATTAGCTTAGAAAGTCGCTAACAATTCCTGTTGGTATTGTACTCCCTATCAAGGTGAGATGTGATGGAAGGAGAGCGGCTTTCTTTTTTCCTAAGCCGCAAAAGGATCACTTTTATTATATGAGTTTTTTCTATGCCACACTTCTACCTGTGGCGGATAATACTTGATGTTGCTATCTCATCTTGCACCTCCCTTCTTCTTTATCAGCCAAATGACTACGATTAACAATACTAATATAACACCTATAGATAACTCTCCTAGTTCTAATTTTGTCTTCTGCCACCATGTTAATTCCTTCTCCACAGGATAGGGAATTTCTACCTCTTTCTCCTTTTCTATATAGACTGTATCGCGAATTGTCCTGTCACGGTAGACTATATGCCACTTGTCAACTAATACTGAATCGCCTTTCTCTTTTACATAGACAGAATCCTTAATGTGAATGGAATCACGTTCATGCACGGTAAGATAAATACTGTCAGTCCTTATTGTCTCCACCGGGACATACCTTATGCTCCGGCATGATCCAAACAGCAATAGCAATGCTATCGCTACCGCAATCCATATACAGATCTTTTGTTTCATAAACTTAACACTTGTTTTCTATTGGCACCGTCAGCTCGATAACTGACGTGCACCCATGCAAAATTGCTTTCGTTAATCAATTGATCATAGGGCAGGTTCTTGCGGATATATTCAAACAACAACTTGTTTTGCTGACGGTCTCCAGTATCAATATCAGCAGCTTCCCCTTTCATGTGCTGCGAGGTCTTGCTTCCCTTGACAGCTGCATTAAGTTCCGGACAGCGATAGCCACTGTTTATTGTTATAGGCTTTCCCCACCATGTGCGTAACGGGTCCAGTACGTTATCCACCAAGGCAGTTAGAGCAGTCACATGCTCCTGTCTGCATCTGTTGTTGATACCCAAGCGGTCAGCAGTCGTTGACTTGCAGAGTTCCGCAATTGTAAAATACTTCATTTTTTATCCTCCTTTTTATTTTCGTTGTCAAATAGTATCTGAGCCATGATCTTGGCAATATCATCCTTGTTCTCGATAATCACACTCATTGTCTTCTCAGCCTTGCGCAACTCCGCTTTTTCCCATGATTTTTCACGGACTGATTTAAACTCACAGAAAATGCAGTAACCCGTCCAAATCATTGAAAAAATAGGGAAGGGGATAACTACGCAGCATAACAGGTCAATGAAGCACAATTCTATGAACGGGGTGAAATACTTCTTCGCTTTGACGGCTGTTTTCTTATACCCCGTGGATGTTCTTGCCTCTCCCCGTTGTTTGGCTTTCATAACTCCCGTAATAAGGTCCACGAACATCGCCCCCATTGTAGCCGCAATACACAAGGCTATAAGCACAATATGTATCATCATGTGCTCGTTGATAAAATTGTAAATTACGTCTTTCATTTAAAGTAAGTTTTGAACACATTAATATGATAGATATTCACCTGTCCATAGTTGGCATCAAATATCTTCTTGATCTCGTAGCCCAATCCATAAGATAATGCTTTCATTCTTCGCCAGTTGATGGAACGCCAGTTCATATTATGCTCCTTTGCCCAACGCTTGATACTGTACCATTCTTTGGATTCATCAGGTTGCTCGGTCTTCTGTTCTATTTGTTTCTGTTGCTCCTCAATCTTCATTTGCTGTTGGGCAGCTAGCATAAGGGCCTCTCCAAAAGATTGAGGGACGTTATACTGAGAGTGAAGCGAGTAACTACCTGTATTTACCACCGAAGGAACAATCTCATCAAATATCCAACTCTCAAACTCGTCAGCTTTCGGCATCTGACTTTTGGTTATCAAGCGATAGATGTTGCCTTCGCTGATAAACTTCATTGATTTCATTTGTATAGCTGGCGTGCCATCTGCTTTTAATCCAGTTTGCACCCCTACTTCCCGAATCGTTATGGAGGCTGGTTTACAGTGATCTATAATTGCTTTTGATGGATTTGAATACTGTAGAGAAGTGGCAATATCCATTCCGCAAAACCAACTTTTACCATTTTCAACATACATACGGACTTTGCCAAATAGTGGGTGTCCGTAAACCATAATTCCACTCATTTCAAGAGCAGACGAAACTTTTTCTACAACCAGCATATTACTTCTTATTATATATTTAATAAACATGTCCTGCACTTTTGCATCACATTAATTATCAACGTTTTTAATTACTTTTGCCTGTTGAATCTTCGTAAGTCGTTGATACAAAAGCTAAACGCAAAAATGCGTTTAGTAATTCATCATCTGTATTAAGAATTGACAATACTTCTTATTACAGAGGCATGTCTTCTTTATTTGGTCATACAAAACAAAAAAGAGCCTGCTACGGAAACTAATCCGCAACAAGCTCTTGGCTTTATCAAATATGTAGTATGTCCTTTCGTCATAATCAATGTGGCGTGCATCTTCACACGCTTCCACAAAGATAAATATTGCTTCTCTCTTTCGCAAATAAGAATACAAAAAAAGAACGACCGCCAGCAAAAAGCACAGCAGCCGTTCAATCCACGCCCTACTCTCTATCCCATTTTCCCAAGAAGACAATAGCAAAGATATCAAACAGGTTGTATCCACATGGGAAAAAGGTTAATAAAATATATGTTGTATAATCTGTTATTTTTATTTAGATTAAATAAAAATAATATTTAAATTGCTTGTTAATAAATAAATTAATTTGTTCCTTTGTAGCAGGCAATAGCCTTCATGGTGTGAAGTTACACCATACCCACTTTTAGAACGTGATCACTGTGGAGGCAATTGCTGTATTATAACGGCGGTTGCCTTTATTGTTGAACAATGAAACATTGGTTTAAGATACCTTCTTTAAAGAAGTCGAATAAGGATATGTATAGTGATGCTACTTATCATGGTAAAGATGATGGTGGTAATTTTATTTATGTTCCTAAATGGGTGGAAAATCTGTTTTCTGACAATAGAGGGAATATAGCTTTTGACATGTCGACCGTTGAAGGGAAATCAAGAGCCTTACATGAATGTTGGCCGTTTACAATGGTTCTAGATCATTGCGGAAGAATGATGCAGAATGGGCGGTATTATGTGACGGATATTAACGGAAACGAGAAGAGGAGTTTTAAAGACATTGTGACTCTTTTGAATCGTCCGAATGTGATACAGAGTGGGCGTTCTTTTATAAAGCAGATTGAGATATCTTTGAAGTGTTTCGGATTTTGCCCTGTCTATACACTAAGAGCTTTAAAGTCTGATCTCCCTAAATCCATGATGGTAATACCTCCCGAATTATTCTACATGGAATCATCCGGTAAGGGCCCGTTTACTCAAACAGAGCTTTCTTCAATTGCCAGTAAGGTATATATACGTTGGGGAAATGAGAATATAGAACTTGGTGATGAGGAGTATTTTGTCATATACGATTCGATAATGGATATTCCAAGTAATAATGGAGGGAGAATTACCTTCCACTCCCCTGTGGACGCATTATCTACTCATACTCGAAACTATATGGCTCAACTGATAGGGAGAGGAAACCTTATTGTTAATGGAGGACCTAAAGGGATACTATACGGGAATGATACGACTGACGTAGGGAATGCAGCTATTACTCCGTCTGAATCCAAGAAATTGCAGGATGATTTCAAAAGGAAATATGGTATAGTGCATAAGTTGTATGAAATCATGGTGACTCCTAAGAAACTAGGGTGGATTACATTGGGGTCAAATACAGACCAATTGAAGCTTCATGAGGAGGATAAGGCGTGTTTGGAAGCGATAGCTCAGACGATAGGCTTTGACCCCAATCTGATTATACAAGGAAGTACTTATGATAACTCTTCTCAAGCAAAGAAAGCGGCATATCAGGATCTTATTATCCCTGACAGTGAATCTATAACAGAGGTTCTGACTAATGCTATATGTAAGGACAGGGCAATAATCAAAATGGACTTCACTCATGTCCCTTGCCTTCAAAAGGATATGAAAGAATTGGCGGATGCCTTGTCTACAGCCTCTAATGCTGTAGCTTCATTGTATAACAATCGGCTGATTACTTTTGAAGAAGCAAGAACCGAAATGTCCAATTTTACAGATATTGATCCTGATAACCCTAAGGGAGAATTTAAAAGTGAAATAAATAATGATGGAGACAAGCAAATACAAGAACAGGTTGGGGAAGCAGTATAAATCCTTAGCTTTTTATGCAAAGGAGATACAATATGATTCTGGCAGTAGAACTATAAGTGGTTATGCTGCGGTTTTCAATAACATTGATAAGTCCGGTGACATGCTCCTGAAAGGTTGTTTTTCAAAAAGCATACAGGAGAGAGGCCCGGGAAGTTCTGCTAATGATAAGATTATCATGTTGTGGATGCATGACATGCATGAGCCTATAGGACGCATTACGCTTCTGCAAGAAGATGAGAAAGGGCTTTACTTTGAAGCGTCTATTGATGATGTGGAAAGAGGAAATCAAGCGTTGAAGCAGCTTGAAAGTGGCACTTTGAACCAGTTCTCTATAGGTTATAGTTATGTATGGGAAAAATGTGAATATGACAGGAAACGTGATTGCCTGGTTGTAAAGGAAGTCATTCTGTATGAGATATCCGTAGTGTCCATAGGATGTAACGGAGAAACTGAATATCTTGGTCTGAAATCGGCAGAAGAATATGAAAGTGCGTTGGAGTCACTTCCGGTTGAAATAAGTGATGTATGTAAAGGACTTCCGATAAGAAAGAGGGAGGAAATCCAAATGTTAGTAAGAAAAGCGATGTCACTCGCTCGATACAAGCCGGCAGACAAGCCACTTGATGAAGAGGGAGCCGATGAAAAAATAAAACTATTTACAAAACCTTTAAAACTTAAAGAAGCATGAAATTTGACTTTTTAAGCAAAATTGATTTGTCGGTAATGGATGAGGTTTCCGTGAAGTCATTACAGGCGTTGCAGGACGCAATAAACGCTACTGTAGGCGATTTCATGGACGATACTATCGACAGAAAAACTTTTGAGGATAAATTAAATGAGGTTTCTCAAAAGATAGATTCCGAAAAGGAATTGGATACAGTGCGTAAGGAACTTGGTGAGATGAAAGAGATAATCGTTCGCATGAAAGGTGCAATGCATAAGAATGAAGACGGGCAAATGGTGTTCAAGTCTGTAGACCAGCAGATTGAAGAGCAATTGAAGGATTTCATCACAGTAGGCAAGCACGGAGAGAAAACTGTGGACTTGAAAACGGCTTGTAAGCAGTCCCCCGGTTTTAAGAAAAGCCTTACGCTTATTATAAACAAGAAGGAGGTTGATCCCTTGAAGAGTACGGGTGTGGCACCACATTATAACATGACAATTGATAGTCAGTTATCTGTTGATCCACGTTCCCAGACTGTAATCCGTAAATTTGCCAATGTGGCAGCAATATCTACACGATCATTGACTTATGCGGAGCTCAATCCGGGTGATGAAGAAGCCGAATGGGTTCCAGAAGGCGGTCTTAAGCCTATGATGAGCGGTACATTGGCAGAAGTTACTATCAATGCTGGCAAAGTGGCTCTTGGCACAAAAGTAACCGAAGAAACATTATCTGATTTGCCTCAGTTGGTTGCGGAGGTCAGGGCTGAGATTATCAATCGTATTGGTTTGAAAGAAGAAGAAGGTATTCTGTCTGGTACTGGTTCCGGCGGTCAGATTAAAGGGATTGGGAGTGATATACCTACATTCTCTTTGACAACTCTGAAAGTAGAGAAACCCAACACTTATGATGTTATTGTTGGTATGTATACACAGATTGTATCAATGTCCAATATGGCTTATCGTCCAAACCTTGTGCTTATGCATCCTCTTGACTATGCACAGATGCAGTTGACTAAGGATGTTAATGGACAATATCTCCGTCCTTTCCGTATTGGTGATGAACTGATTCAAGGTTTGAAAGTGGAAACCAGCACTGCAATCAAACAAGGTGATATTTGGGTTGGCGATTTTAACTATCTTAACATCCGTGATGTATGGGTTCTTACCATTACACTTGGATGGGAAAATGATGATTTCACTAAAAATATGGTGACTATCCTTGGTGAAAAACGTCTTATGGTGTATATTAAAAAGCAATATAAAACTGCATTTGTCAAGGATAAGATTGCGACCGTTATTGAAGCTATAACCCCTGCCGGTATTGGCGGATAAATTTATTAAACATTATGAAAGTAAATTTGACTAAAACTTATGAGGTTGAGTTCGCAAAGGACGGGGCCGTTTATAAAAAAGGTGATAAAGTAAGTGTTAATATGTTACTTGCAGGTAAGTTCTTCCAAGATGGACGTGTTGCCACTGTTCCTTCGGAATTGATGGAGGACGCTAAGAAAATCGGTGCTGAAGATTTGTTCAATAAAAAGAAGAACCTCAAAGATATTGTGTAATGTTGGTGGATTATACTTTTTTCCAAGGTGGTATTCTTGATATCGAAGGTGCAGTATTGAATATACATACTCCTTCTGAGACTAATAAGGCAATTGTTGACAGCCTTCAAGGCTTTGTAATGCAATATGAGCCGGAATATTTAGAGAAGCTCCTAGGGGAAAAGTTGTATAAGGAATTCTCATCCTATATTTCCAACGATGGAAAAACTAAGGAAAAAAGATGGGATGATCTTATAGCGCATCTTGTCATGAAATATAGTGATGGCGATAGGGAGATTTCCAAATCCCCCATCGCCAACTATATATACTTCCATTACTTGAGACATAATCACACTCAGGCGACTATTACAGGAGTGAAGGCTGATGGAGATGATGGTCGTCTTGTAAGTCCCGAAAGGAAAATGATGTTTGCATGGAACGACATGGTAAGAATGAATATCAGACTTGTGAGATGGCTTCAAGCCAATAATGCGGACTATCCGGATATCGCCACCGATTTCGAATTGATGGAAACAATTAATTCCTTTGGGTTATGATAATTGATATAATATCAGATGTATGTGCTTCCTTGTCAAAAAGAATGGGTCAACAGATAAATTACATATATGGTGACAGTTCTTATATAAGGGAAACACTTCTTCTTCTTGGGAAAAGCAGGGTGACAGCATCGGGAAAATTCCCAATGATAGGGCTGTATGTTCCCTTAGACGAGGAAAGGGATAGTGAGAATTATTTTTGTAAGGCATCTGTAAACATAATAATCGCTACCAATACACTGGAAAAGTATACAAATGAACAACGTCGTGAGATATCTTTTGAAGGTATTCTTCGACCTTTGTATTACGGATTCATAGAAGAGTTAAAAAAATGTGATAAATTTGATTTCGGTTACTCCGGTATTGTAAGCCATACATATTCAGAAAATTATAGTTTTGGAAGACGTGGCGCTGTTGATGTTGACGGTAAGGAAGTTGGCGAAAAGATAGATGCTATTGAAATAAAGAATTTGGATTTAACAGTTAAAAATCAGAATTGTTATGCGAACAGATATTAGAGAGTGCGGCAGCACGTCCGGATTTAATACTGGAATGAGTTACTGCCCCCTGCAACCGGACAAGGTCGCAGGTGTTATATTGGTCATTCATGGCAAAAAACTGCCCAAGGAATTGACTGCTGATGCTTTGGAGGAAGCCTGTCATGCTGATTATCCGGACAGAATTTATCCTATTACAGGATTTTCGGAATACGCGGTAAGCGGCGGTGAACCCAATACAACAGAAAATGGTTATGCCGGGTCGGAAATAACGGGCTATTCGGCAAGGACGGATACATTCACGTTGCGTAAGTTTAATCTGGCTTTACAAGCTAATCTTGTAGCCAACAAGGATACATTGTTTGATATGTATGTTTTTGACAAGAATAATGTAATCTACGGAGAAGATGACGGAACAGATGAACTTGCAGGTTTTGCATTATCTGGTGTTTACCCTACAGGACAGGCTTATGATTCAAGCGGTCAGAAGGCTTATCTTGCGTTTAATGCGATGTATTCCGATACCGAGAAGATGATGAAAAACATGTCTGTAAAGCAAGCGGGTGTCAATTTGGAAAATGTTCTCAAGGGATTGAATTACGTTGAGTTTGTCAAAATGACATCTCCTGAAAATACATATAAGCTCGTGGATCATTATGACCGCACGGATCTTACTGCATATTATGGATCTATATTGTCTGAGAAGGCTTCAACGGTCGTTTCTGGTGCATCAGCGCTGGAATACAGCAACGGTGTGCTTACAGCGACAGGAGGTGTGCCGGTGCTTAAATCTCCTTCTATTCTACAGACTAATGGGGTCATTGGAATTGAACAATGGGTATAATGAGAATTAATGGAGTTACATTTATAGAATCCGAAGTGGTTAAGCTTTCATTGGATGAGTTTGTCGCTCAGAATATAGATGTATTCTGGAAGGACATTTCTAGAGAAAGGCGGAAATCAAGGCTGGTTTCCGTATATAATAGGATTATCAATAACAGTAATTTAGGAGGCGGGGGAGATTGATCCCCCGTTTTTGCTATGACATTGGAGGAATACGCGAGATGTTGGAAGGAATTGGCTGATGGCATTCAGCCAATGATAAGGGATAAGATGGAAAGGGATGTTCCTCAGTTTGAGGAATATATACGAGAACAGCTATATAGTGGTGTTGATGGCGATGAAAGTCCTTTAATTCCCGGATATACAGAGGACCCATACTTTAAAAAAGCTTATGGAGAGCATTGGAGGAAAAATGCCGAACGCTATAAGAATTGGAAGACAAAGATACAGAAACCAAAGCCTTCCTATTTGGGTTTTTCTGCAAGAGGAAATAATACTCCAAACCTTATCATACGTGGAGATTTTTATAGTTCCATCACGGCAATACCAATATCAAATGGTATAAGGATTGCCTGCTATGGCGTTTCTTTTGGTTCTGATATTGAGAAGAAATATGGTTATAAAATTTTCAAGGTAAGCTCCAAAGCAAGGAGGCATTATGTTACGTACAGGCTTATGCCCTCTATTGAGAAATTTATAAGGAGGTGCGAACTATAAAGTATTATTAACAAAAAATGGAATTGAACCGAATTATGAAAAACTGCTTGTGCCAAGGGAATAAGTCAATGAGGGAAATGGAGCATATGCGATCAATCGCAGAGAAGGCTGCTGTTATGGATGAATGTGTTTATATATTATACAAGGTTGGAGATGTGTATAAATTCTGTCGTGAAGGTGAAAACTGGTCAGGCGAGTTTATTGAATTCATATTTCCGTGAAATGGTTATTTTTATCATTCTATTATTTGGCGTTTGCCGTATTATTTATTAATTCAGCGACAGCGATAGATAGAGGTCTCGCATAGAAAGATATTATATATTCATTAAGAGTAATGGATATGATGCGGTGGCCGACTCCTCTATATCGGTTGCCGCATTTTTTATATCCCGTATTAAGATGTACGGGACATCTTGTGAACGGAAAGACATGAAAACGAACCAAATCATGATTCGCCCAATGGGTGATTTTAAAGTAATTCAGAGAACTAAAGATGCGTTTTTCAACGCTACAAATTTATTGAAACAGTGGAATCAATTAAAAGGTATGAAGAAGGAAGTTAATGACTACTTCGGTTTATCTTCCACTAAAGAGTTCATTTACACTATAATGGAAAGAGAAAATTATGATATGGGTAATTACCCCTATCATAAATCAAGGGCAAATAAAGGGGATAATGCGGGTACCTGGATGCATCCATTACTTTTTATTGATTTTGCAATGTGGATAAATCCGTCTTTTAAATATGATGTTCTCAAATTTGTATATGATGAAATGATAAAATTCCGTAATCTTGCTGGCGATGCATACCCATCCATGTGCAAAGCGGTCAGTTCTATTTTGCCGGATGACCTATTTAAACAAAAGGTTAAAGATTTGGCAAAATCTCTCAATATCATAGTCTATGGTAAACATGAATCAGAAATGCGTAATAAAATTGGTGATGAAGCTAAAATACGAGAATTATATGAGTTAGAATTACAGATAGCTCAGTGGATAGATCTAGGCTTCATTAAAGACTATAACAGCCTTAAATCTACATTGACTAAGTTGTATTACCGGAAATATCCTAATGTTCTCCCAATGTAAATATTGATTTTCCTCAAATATCTTTTCGCACAAGACATTTGTTTTTCAATTAAAAAAAAAAACTATCATTTATGTTGTATAATGTAAAAACATTATTTACCTTTGTACCCGTTGCAAGTAGAGAAGCAACAGACACATGATTAAACAATCGCTCAAGCGTGAGCCTTCTTTATATCTGGAAATCCGTTGTTTCTCTACTTTAGCAACGGATTTTTTCTTTCCTATAAGTTAGATTAAATCCATACAATCGGTTCTATCAGTGCCCACCGAGCGGAACTTTGGATTAAACCAATGACAGCCGTGAGATAAAAAGGCTCTTCTGTTTTATACTGTATGTCTTTTATTGGCAAGTCCTGCTCTGTTCCCATCACCTAACAACAGGCGCCCAAGCGTTGTATTACGATAACCAATAAGAGATGAAGCAAAGATGTTGGAGAAGCATTCAGTATTAAAGCAACAAAATGAATAATTGAAGTTTAACAATGTTCATCCGCCTCCTAATAATTATCTTGGGAGAAAGGGTGAGGTATGGAATTAACCGATATGACAGAACTCGTATTCAAAGGTCAGAATGACCAAGTTTTAACTAACAGCCTATTGGTGGCTGAAAAGTCTGGAAAAGAACATAAGCATGTCTTAGATGCTATTAGAGAGCTTATACAGGGGTGTGCCGGAACTTCGGCTGACCCTATGTTTGTTGAAGCTATAACGAATAATAAGAGCGAACTTTAATATTATTATATGGATAATTCGATTAAGATATTTAAGAATGATGTATTTGGCGAAGTACGAGTAGCTGGAACAAGTGAAGAACCGCTTTTCTGCTTAGCTGATGTTTGCAATGCAGTTGAGTTGAGTAATCCTTCATCAGTAAAAACAAGATTAAACGATGAAGATTTGCAACTGCTTGATTTATACGTGAACGGGAACTCATTTGCTACGTTTATAACAGAATCAGCTTTCTATGACGTTCTTCTTTTTAGTTCTAGCAAGAAAGTAAAACCGTATAGAAGATGGGTTACACATGAAATATTGCCCTCCATCCGTAAGTACGGTGCGTATATGACATCCGATACTATAGAAAAGGCTCTTACATCTCCCGACTTTCTGATTCAACTTGCTACTACTCTGAAAGAAGAAAAACAGAAACGGATTGAAGCAGAAAAGAAGGTGGAAGAACAAGCTCCGAAAGTCCTGTTTGCTGATGCTGTAATAGGAAGTCGTTCTTCATGTCTTATAGGTGAACTGGCTAAGATAATATCTCAAAATGGATTCCATGTCGGGCAGAACAGGCTGTTTGAGTGGCTTCGCAATAATCATTATTCAGGAAGTGTTGGTGAACGTAGAAATATACCTAATCAGCAATATGTTGAACAAGGTCTGTCTGAATTGAAGAAAGGTACACGATCCGGCAATGATGGAGTGTTGCGTACTACTATAACAACCAAAGTTACCGGGAAAGGTCAATCCTACTTCATAAACGGTTCCCTGACTGGCAAATTCATCATTTAACCGATTGTACAACATTTCAAAGAACGAATTATGAAAAATATATTTTCATTATTTGTTTGTTTGTTTGAAAAAATGTTGTACCTTTGCAGTGCTACAACTTACTATTAAATATGCCAATGGGATTTTTTATGCCCGTAAGGAAACTTATATATTAAAATATAGGCAGACGATATCCGTGTATCATCGCCCAATGGCAATGGTAGGTTGTAGCAAACTAGGATATTTGTCTGCTTTTTTATTTAATAACAAATAATTTCATTTCATGCTACAACCAAATGAAATCTATTTGAACGGGAATAATAGTACCGTACAGATTGCGTCAGCTCACGAGACGAGCGAAGTTATGGTTTATGAACATCCTTTATTCGGAAAGGTTCGTATGTTTGTTGAAAACGGTAAAAGTTGGTTTTGTGCAACAGATATTGCCACCTCTTTGCAGTATGCAAATCCAAGAAAAGCTATCATAGACCATTGTAAATCACAGGGCGTAACGCTACGTGACACCCCTACAAATAGCGGTATTCAGCAAATGAAGTTTATCAGTGAAGGTAACATCTACCGTTTGACCGCTAAAAGCCAAATGCCAAGGGCGGATGAATTTGAAAATTGGATTTTTGACGAAATCGTCCCATCGGTAGTAAACACCGGCAGCTACTCCGGACAACCTCAAACTCCTAAAACCTATCTTGAAGCCTTGGAAGCTTTGGTAGCTTCTGAAAAGGAGAAAGAACGGCTGCGCATTGAATCGGAGCAACAGAAAAAGCAAATCGAACAGAAAGATGCTAAGATAGCAAAGATACAGCCCAAAGCGGACTTCGCTGACAAAGCCTTTGCGATGGAAGGCAAATGTGATATAGGACAGGCTGCCAAGATACCCGGCTTACCATTCGGACGAAATACCTTGTTCAAGAAGCTTCGTGAAGCAGGAGTATTCTTTGCTAACAGGAATGAGCCGAAACAGAAATATATTGATGCAGGCTACTTTGAGATGAAAGAAAAGCCTATGAAAACAATAGATAAACTTGAAATTATACTTCAAAAAATGGAAGAACAAAATAATAGACTTGAACAGATATACGGCAAGCATCTCAAACTGATTGGATGCACTGGGAAAAGAAGTGAGAAGGTGAAATTTAAACATGAAGATTGAAATGCTATGTTTGTAATTTATTTAGACAGTATTCTAAATTGTAAACAAATATGTCGTAATGTTTTGATTTGATTTTAAAAGTATATTTTTTTGCTGAAAATAACCAAATTATTATAACTATATGAAAAAAGTATTATTTTTAATGATTGTTTCATTATTCAGTATGAATCTGAGTGCTCAAGTAATGAGAGCGGAAGAATTAGAAAAACATGCAAAGGAAAATTATGGTGATAAGTGGGTGGATGCGGCTGAAAATTTAGGTTCTTCATTGGTATTGGATAAGAATCAGAGTTTGACCTATGAGCAGATAATTAATTGTGGGGAACAGACTAAAGAGCAGTTATATATTACTTTAAACCATTGGTTTGCGGAATCTTTTAACGATGCGAACTCAGTAATTAAATTGAATGATAAGGATGCGGGAGTAATTATTGCTAAAGGATTTGTAGGAGGAATCGCTCAACATATTGGAGGAATGACAGCTTATAATGTTAACATCCACCCTGTTATAAAAGTTGATATTAAAGATAAAAAAATCCGTGTTACATATACGCTTCAATATTATGAGGTTGAGCAGAACATCGGAGGCGGATGGATGGGGGCTTTTTCTGCTGGTACAACAGGACAGCCTGCGGACACGACAAAGAAAACAGAAAAATGGGGTATAGAAACATGTTATCCTTTCAGCCCCAAAGATCAGCATAAGGCAAAGAAAACATCGTCTAAAGCATTGATTATGGCTCATGCATATTCCAATGTTATTATGGATAAAATAGAAGAAGCTGTGAAGAATGGTCTTGTGGGCAATGAAAATGATGATTGGTAATTTAAATAAATTATTTTTCACGGGGAGAAGTTTTTGCTTCTCCCTTTTTTATTTCCTCACCTTCATAATATCAATAATATCACTATCTTTGCTCTTAGAAAGTGCATGAAGTCATGCACTACCCAAAACTTACGAAAAGACCATGGCAGGAGCAGAATTTAAAATTACTGATGCGATTGATCCTAACATCGTTAAGAAGTTAAATGAGATAAGGATTAATATTCAAACCACATCTTCCGAATATGCGAATTTCACAAAACAATTAAGTGATGGTATAAATTTTAAGCCGGGTAATCTAAGAGAATACCAGTCTAAAGTTGACAGTTATAATGCTACAATTACCAAATTATATGCTTCTCAAAATAGGTTATCTGAATTACAGGCTAGTCAATTAAAGTTATTGACCGATATTTCCCGTAAGATAGAGCTTCTTACCAAGCCATTGAATACATTGGCAGACAAGATAACGGAAGTAAAAGTAAATTTGAGAGGTGCTTCCGAAGATCTGAAAAACGTGTCACAAGATGCGGAAAATGCTTCTGTTTCATTTCAGGAAGCATCTAAGAAAATATCCATGACTGCTGCTGATTTTGATTCAATCCGTCAGACGGTAAAGGCTTTTGATACACAAGCCTCCGAATTGAGCAGTAGGTTAAGTGATAACAAAGAAACAATTTCAGCCTTAAGAACATCTCTGAGGGAATTATCAAAGGAGTATAAGAAAGGTGCTATCAGCGAAGAGGAATACAAGTCCAAAAGAGATGCTACGGTATCCCAGTTACGCATGCTGACAGAGCAGAATAAACAGTATTCGGCGATATTGAGAAATCATACGCAGGTAGCGATTGCCACAGCAGGAAGCTATAACGAGATGAAGGCTTCAATGCTTCAGTTGGAAAAGGAATATTATAACCTTTCACAAGCTGCACGCGAGGGAGCAAAAGGTATGGATATCTTGAACAATATCGGCAAGTTGAATCAACAATTAAAGGATATAGATGCACAGATGGGCAATTACCAACGTAATGTGGGTAATTATGCTTCGGGTTGGAATGGTCTTAATGTTTCCATACAACAGATTGCGAGAGAACTTCCGGCTTTGTCTGTTAGTGCCAATACTTTCTTTCTTGCCATATCCAATAACCTTCCTATATTTATTGATGAGTTAAAGAAAGCAAGGGTGGAATATGAACTTCTTAAAAAATCGGGGCAGACTGCTACACCTGTATTTAAACAGGTATTGAGTTCCCTTCTTAGTTGGCAGACGGCTTTAGTTGTTGGGATAACTCTTTTATCGAGTTATGGAGGTGAGATAACCAAATGGGTGGGTAGCCTGTTTGATGCGAGAAAAGAAATTGATTATCTAAAACAGCTTCAGGAGGATTTGAATAAAGCTCAAAAAGAAGGTGTGAAAAATGCCCAAGATGAAGCTGTTAAATTGGATATATTATATAGGGCTGCTATCAATTTGAATAAACCTATGGGAGAACGGAAAAAAGCCGTTGAGGAACTGAAAAAGCAATATCCTTCATATTTTAAAAACATAAGTGATGAAAACATTCTTGCAGGTAAAGCGGCTGATAGTTATCAAAGGCTTGCATCGGCAATTGTTTCTGCTGCCAAGGCGAGAGCTGTGCAGGATAAAATAATAGAGAATGCAAAAAAACAACTTGAACTAGAAGCCCAAATTGAGGATAAGTATATAGAACAAGAGAAGGCGCAAACTAAATTAGAATTGGCAGAAAAAAAACGTGATAATGCTAGGCTATTAGCGCAAACAAAAATAAATCAATTAGGAACATCTGGAACAAAAGCATTAGCAACATCTTTAAGAACATCTAATCAAATAGCCGAATCACAATATAATTCAGCAAAAGCTAAAGTAGATAAGATAGATGCAGATTTATCTAAATTGAGAAAAGAAGCATCTGCAATAGACTTGGAAAATAATAGGCTGGCAAATTCTATTAACATTGGAGATGTTACATTTAATCCTCATTCTGCCGATAAAGCATCGGATGATTTAGCGCAATACATGGAGAATCTTAGGAATAAAATGGCTGACTTGTCCGTTTCTCTCATTGAGGATGATCATGAACGTAATCTTGCTGCCATAGAGAAAGAATATAAAGACCAGATAGCAGCTATAAAGGGATATTCTGAGGAAGAAAACAAACTCCGGGAAATGTTGGCTCAAGAGAGAAAGCAGAAGATAGCGAAAGAGAATGAGGAATATGCTAAGAAGTTGGCAGAGTCTGAGAAAAAAAGGATCGAGGAAAAGAAAAAGTATACCGATGAGATGCTAAGACTGGAAGAAGAACAATCATCTCTCCGTATAGCAGCTACAAGTACTGGATATAAGGAGACCGAAAACATTATAACACAAAATTATTCAAAAGGGCTGATGTCGCGAAAAGAATACGATGAAGCCATGCGTGAACTGGAGCGGAAAGCCGCAAACGAGCAATTACAGATACAGATAGATGCTGCTGAAAAAATGATCGAGATAGCGGAAGCATCGGGCGTGGTAAGCAAGCAACAGATTGAAACGTTGAGAGAATCCATAAAGGCAATGGAAGCAGAGATAGGTTCCATAAATGCGGATGATCAGGTGAAAAAAGCGGAAGAGCAACAGGATATTACACGAAGGAATTTTGAAGTGTTGAAAGGTTATTCTTCTGCATTGAAAGATCTTGCATCGGATATCGATAGCCCGTTTGCCGGTATATTTGATGGGATGGATAAGGGATTCAGTATTATGTCTGATAAGATATCGGGTGCTTGGAAAGAACTTACAGACGGTGAGAAGATGGAAAGAACTACCGAGATGTGGGCTTCTATGGTTAGTGGAATTGGTGAAATGATATCATCCATTTATGATCGCCAGATTGAAGCTATTGAGGCTGAACAGGAAGCGAATGAGAAAGCAGGTGAAGAGGAAATTTCCCGTATAGAGGCTTTAGAAGAAAGAGGTGCTATAACAACTGAAGAAGCCGAAGCGCGTAAACGTGCGGCGGAAGATAAAACGGCACAAAAGAATGCCGAATTGGAGAAGAAAAAAGCTGCATTAAGAACAAAACAGGCAAAGTTTGAGAAAGCTACCAGTATAGCTGAGGCGGCTATACAGATAGCAGGTGGTATTTTGCAGACGATAGAACAATTGGGCTTCCCTGCTGCAATACCTATGATAGCTGCTCTAGGTGCTATGGGAGCGATACAGCTTGCTACTATTATAGCGACTCCTATCCCGAAGTATGCCAAGGGTACTGATTCGCATAAAGGCGGATTGGCTGTAGTGGGTGATGGTGGTGTCCCTGAAACAATCGTTACTGAAAAAGGAGCGTATATTACTCCGTCTGTCCCTACTTTGGTTGACATCCCTAAAGGTGCGAAGGTTATACCTTATGCAGTGGATATGGACAGGATAAAGGCTCATGCAAATGATTTTGATGGTCTTATGGCATATAGAAGCGAAAACGATCTTCCTCCTGTATCAATAGTTAATGATTATAGTGATCTGGAGAAAAAGATAGGGCATCTGGAGAAATCACAGCAGATTGGATTTGCAAAATTAGCCAAGGCGATAAGAGAAAACAATTATCAGCAATTTTCAAAAAGTATCTGATTATGAGGTATACAAGTGACATATATGAACTTCCCTTGTCCGTTTTTATAGAGATTTATACCAATGATAGCAATACTATTGAATTTGACGGTGAGGACAAAGGGGCTGTATCGGCAAAAATTATCAATGACTATGTAGAAATTGTCGGGAGCAAACAGTTGTTCTCTGAGATATTGAATTGTAATGAGCGTATGAATCTTGCAATGACTGTGGAGTGCATGAAGGCATGTGAGAACATGATGAAGTTGAAAATGTATGATGAGGTGCGTGATATTCTGATGAAGATAGGTTATTCGTGTAAAAAAGGTGATGTAATGGCTATGAATGCTAGAATATCCGCATTAAATTCCCGTGCACAATATGATTTGGATAAGATAAGTAAGGAAAAGAATGAGGAACTGAAGGAGAAGCCTACAAAACGTGGATTTATAAATGAAGTTGTCGCTATTGGGAAGTATAATAAGATGTATATCAATCCGAAAGAATGGACCGCCGGATCTTATGCCTGTCTTGTAAGGCAGACATGTGACGAAATCGATGGGTTGAATCGTAAAATGAAATAATTATGTATTATCGATGTGAGTTACTTATAAATGGTCTGAAGTACAGGGTTACTGATGATCTTGAAAATTGGGACGAGGTGAAGGCTAGTTTCAAGAGAAATGACTATGACGGTGTTATCCGTACATTTTCCAACAAATTTTCTTTTGCTGGGGATGCTAGAAAATTGCTGTTAAAACAATATGATGAAGATTATTTGAATGCTTCTGCCTCAATAATAATAAGTACAAGAAATAACAGTTGGTTGTATAATGAACGGTTTAGTTGCGCTCTCAATTTTTCTACATTGCAGGATAATGGTAGTATCTTACAGATAAATGCCGTGGATGATAGCGTGGCGTCCATGATAAAGTCAAAAAAAGGAACTCAATATGAATATTCGGTCGAAGAGGTGAAAAGCCCCATTCCTCTTGTTTATGACGGACTTGAACTTTCAGAATCAGCAAAATGGATTCCTACAGGTGATACATTGGAAGACGATGACACTCTTATTAATGTTTATTTCAGCAAGAAAATGTCACCAATGCCAATATATATAACTGCCAGTGATTCCTTAATAAAGGGGTCTCTTGAATTTAATGATCAAACAGCAGGTGGTGATGATGTATATTCGATAAAGGCTCTGAAATCAATCAGGATAAATATAGAGTTTAATATTGATATGTTTGTGTTTAGGAAATATCAGTCTGGTGCTTTGGGATATGATATAAGAGGTGTGAGGCTCCAGATTATGAAGATAAGTAATGAGATTGATAGTAATGGGGAAGCGGTGACTACGGAAACGGTGATAGGAAGTTTTGAACTTACGACAGAATCAGAAACGCCAGTGGAAAAGAAGGTTTCGGAATCGTACAATATAAGTCTTTTGCATAATGATAAAATAATAGTGAGAGCTATGTATGTCAATGAGAAAGAAGAGATTGTACCTGTATTGCCGGATTTGCCATACAAAGTCTCAACATCAAGTTATTTTAAAGCATCATGGAAAAATCGAATAAACCCTGTTGAGATGGATGTTATAAAGCCCGATATATTGCTGAACAGGCTGCTTAAAAGTATTAATGGAGAGAAAGATGGTTTGACTGGAGTGATTGAGGGGACAGGAGATAGAAGGCTTGATAATTGTATGCTCTTGGCGGCTGAATCGGCCCGTAAGATTCCTGGAGCCAAAATATATACATCCTTCACCAAATTTGCAAACTGGATGAGTTACGTGTTTGGTTATGCTTACGACATATCCGGGAATACAGTAACTTTCCGGCATAGAAGCAAATACTTCTCGAATGATGTTGTCAAAAGGATAGATGATTTATCTGATTATGAGATGAAGGTTAATTCTGCATTGGTGTATTCTCGCATACGGATAGGCTTTGACAAGCAGGATTACGATACGGCTAATGGAAAGGACGAGTTCCGTTTTACGAATGAATATACCACAGGCGTGACCATGACGGACAATAGCCTTGAAATGATATCTCCATACCGTGCGGACGCATACGGCATAGAGTTTCTTGCTGACAAGATAGGTGAAGATACTACAGACAACGAAAGTGACACTGATTTATTTATGGTAGGGGTGAAATCTGATTCATCTGGACTTAAGTATATATTGAACAGAGATTATCTTATGGGTGGCGTTCTCAGCCCTGACACAATGTTCAATGCCATGTTTTCCCCTTCTTCTATGGTTTTGGCCAATGAAGCATACATCGGCTCATCTGTTGAGATGCTTACTTTTGCGTCATCAGATGGTAATAGTGATGTGGGTATTGATGGAATGGGGGAAAGTAGGGATATAATTCTTTCAAAAAGGATGTTTACTGTGGCGGAGGTGGAATTTGAGACTTCGGATGTGGAACTCCCGGAAGATCTTACAGGAATTGTTGAACTGGAATACCAAGACAAAGTTGTACAGGGATATTATCAGCAGGCTGATTACAATTTTACAAAATCACAAAGTTCAAAGGTAACTTTGATCGTGAAAAATTTAAATTCGTTATAAAGATTCAAATTTTAATTGTTATATTTGCAATGAAAGCTTGTGAAGTCACAAGTTACTAGAAACTTACGAAAAGACTATGATATCAATCGGAGATGTTTGTCCGTTATTCTTTAAACCGCTGAAATATAAATATTCAAATGCAGGATGTTTCAGACAAGTATTTTCTGTGTCAGACAACATCCTGCTGCAAATCTTTTGTGATAACGGCGAAAAACCTTCAGCTTATTTGAATGATAAGATCGGCAATATTTCCTCCAAGATAACACTGCTTACTTATGATGTAAATGAAAGCATTAAGATGTATTATGCCTCATTATCTCCTTCGGAGGGGATATATACAGTAACTATAGGCGATAAGGAATGTGAGGAATTCTGTGTGTGTGAGAATATAGGTGATTCTATATTGATTGAATATTCCCATAAGGATAATAATTCTGCATTTGATAATATATTCTGGATTGATGATGTTCAGCAGATGTTTCAGTTCAGAATAATAGGAGGATTCAAACCGGATGGGGTAGATTTAAAAGTTGAGAACGAACAGTTCGTGAACCAGAAGCAGGAGATAATAGAAATGTATTCTCTTCCTTATAAGACATTTGATTTTGTATTTGGGACAAGTCGTGGTGTTCCGTATTATATAGCGGAGTTCATAAATAAGTTACTTTGCCTTTCTCACGTTAACATAGACGGTAATTTGTATGTACGGGAAGGGGATTCTGTCCCGGAAAAGCTGGATACAATAGGTAAAAAACAGATGTTTATATATAAAGTGACTTTACGCCCTAGAGAAAACGATATTGATGGGATCGGAGGCAAAACTGAGATCGCAACTTCTTCTTCAGGTATAGCATTTTTGCTAACTAATCCTGAAGAGGACGATGTGTTAAAATACAAGAAGGCGCAAGCTGCTTTTGTTAATGAAAATTATGTGTAATCATGGCTAGAAATCATCCTATAAAGATATTGTGGTACGGTTCGGAAACGGATGCAGAAGGAAATCCGATTATACCGAAAATATCCCCGTCATTTGAAAAGCGACTGGAAGGGTTGAATGAGGGAGAGATATACATACATAATGATGATAATAATCCTTCTATTTACATAAGAACCAATAAAGACAGGGTTGTTGCCATATCGGGAGGTGCAAATATAAGTGAATTGGCTAAATACTTTTTACGCAAAGATAAAGAAGACACTGCCAATGAGCTGATCACGTTTTTGAAAGGTCTTTTGATTGGTAAAAACGGTAGTGGAATTACTGTGCTTGAGAACGGTATGTCACAGGCTGTTGTCGATTATCTGTATGTCAAGGTCAAAGCCGTTTTTGATGAACTTGAGGTCAAGAAGAAAACGTATGTGGGTGGCGAGCAGGTGATTTCCCATGCAGGTATGAAATGCAACCGTGTAGATGAGTTGGATGCTGTTTACCGTTGTTATTTCAAGGAAGAGGAAGACGGAATTGAGATAGAGAACCAGTTTACTCCGGGATCTCTTGCCATAGCCCAGGAGTGCAATATCAAGACAGGCGTTTCTCATCATGTCGGCAACCGCTATTACTGGCGGTTGGTCACAGCAGTGGGTGAGAACTATATAGACTTGTCCAAGACCGTATGTGATCCTAATGTCGAGAACGATGTTCCGGTGGCAGGTGATGATATCGTGGGGTTAGGTCATAAGACCGATATGACCCGACAGGCGGCGATAATTCTCTCTTCGGTGAACGAAGTTTCTCCGTCCATCATCATGTATCAGGGTATTAATAATTTTACCTTGACTGGGAAAGATGTCATTTCTTTTGATTTTGACAAATCTACCGGCAAAGCCCGGATGAAGGTGTACGGAAATGCATACATTGGTGACAAGGATCGGACCACTTACATGGAATATACTCACGATAAAGGTGTTGATATCAAGGGTATGTTTCATATCGAACAAGGTTCCACTGGATGGCGTAATATGGAAGGTCTTCCGGATGAGATACAGGCGGCTGCCGATCTGGCCCAAAAGGCTCAGGATGCGATAGACAATGCGGCTGTCGGAAGTGTCAATCTGTTGCGTAACTCCGGGTTTACCGGGGATTATGAAAGTGAAACATTGTCCTCTGGTACTCAATTGTCTGCTGATACCGAGCTATACAGCAAGCAACTCAAGCATTGGACGGGTGTGGCTACCGTATCCTCGGACAGTGCTGCCGGCTCCGGATACTCTGCCGCAATCGGTAGTTTGTCTCAGTC